ATTCTAATGCATTATTACCTACTGCTGTATTTGCACCCAAAGTTGTAACTTTATCAAGAGTATTAAATCCAAGTGCCACATTGTTTGTGCCTGTAGTTAAAGAATCTAATGATGATGAATCTGTAAAGCGAATATTGCTTGCATTAACTATTTGGGTGCCACTAGGTCCAGTAGCACCTGTTGCTCCTTGGATACCCTGTGGCCCTTGCGGTCCTGTAGCACCTTGAGGTCCTGTTTCACCTTGGATACCCTGAATACCTTGAGCACCAGTTGGACCAGGATCACCTTGAGGCCCTTGCGGACCTGTAGGACCTGTTTCTCCCTGGATTCCTTGAGGACCTGTAGCACCCTGAATACCTTGTGGACCTGTTTCTCCTTGGATGCCTTGAATTCCTTGCTCACCTTGTATTCCTTGAGGACCTGTTGGACCAGTTGGACCTGCAGGACCTGCTGGACCTGTCTCACCTTGAATACCAACGGCACCGTTAAGATTTATAGTCCATGATGAATGTGTTTCTCCAACACCTTGTACTGATGTAACAACAATATCTAATTGTCCAGTTCCAGAATTATAACCAGTTACAGTTCCAATCATGTATGAATCAATGTCATGTGCAATGATTGCAGATTGACCAACAGAATAATCTACATTTGTATCTGTAACAATAATTGAGAATGTAGAATTTTTTGCAACAATTGTTTCTGTCTCTGTAGATGTTGTGTGATAATGGTCTCCATCAGCACCTGCAGCACCAGTAGCACCTGTTGCACCTGTTAATCCTTGAATACCTTGTGGGCCTTGTTCTCCTTGAATACCTTGCGGACCTTGTGGACCCATTGGGCCTTGTGGTCCTGTTTCTCCTTGCAAACCTTGAGGTCCAGTTGCTCCTGTAGCACCAGTGGCTCCAGTTGCTCCTGTTTCTCCTGTAGGCCCTTGAGGTCCCATCGGACCTTGTTCGCCTTGAATTCCTTGTGGGCCAGTTGCACCAGCAGGACCTTGAGCACCTGTAGGGCCTTGTGCACCAGTTGCACCAATCGGCCCTTGAGGACCAGTGGCACCAGTTGCACCTGTCGCTCCTGTGGCACCAGTTGCGCCAGTTGCGCCAGTTGCTCCTGTTGCGCCAGTAGCACCTTGTGGTCCAACAGGACCTTGAGGACCTTGAGGACCTGCAACAACTTCTAAACCTGCTGCTAATACTTTAATTTCTGAGGGCGAAACGATTGTGACTTGCCCTGTGGATAATGTTGAAATAGTCATCGTGTTACATCCTCTTCTATAAGAATTTGTCCTCTAAGAACTGTGGAAACCTTGGCGTTCACACTATTAGTTCCTTCAATATCAAAATAACTCATCAATGGTAGGTTTGTTGTATCTAGTTCAACTGTCAATACATTTCCATTCTTGACAATTGACAATGTTGTAATTACTGTTGCATCTGTTGGGTATTCTCTTACTTTACCAGCAAAATCCCAGTCAGTTAAATCTAATTCTCTGCCTTCACCATCTGCTAACAATACAGTCATGGGTGCTGAGTCGTTTCTGTAAACAAGCCACTCTATTGTTGGTGGCTGCAAATTCAGGGTTTCCATTGATTTCCTCCAAGGTTAATCTACATCAATTGTATACTGAGTGTATGTTGACTTTAGACCCTGAAATTGTTGCTGCCATCGGATCAGCCATAGTCCTAGTACTTGGAGCCATTTTTGGTTTTGCCAAGTGGATGATTACCAAATTCCTTTCTGAACTACGACCAAACTCAGGGTCTAGCCTCAAAGACCAAGTAACACGACTAGAGAAGCGAGTAGACGATATCTATAAACTGCTTGCTGAAAAGGAGAATCATGGCTAAAAATGTATATTACGAAGGCAAACTCATTCCTGTAAAGGATTGGGATTACGAAACTAAGCGTCCTAAAGTTAAGAAGAAAGAGCCTAAAAAGGTTGAGGTAGAACTACTGCCAGAGGTGCAACCAAGTCTAGAAGATTAATTAACAAAGTCCTTCCTCAATTAGACGGTTATTGGAAGGACTTTGCTTTTTCTGGAGGCAGTTCCAGAAATCTATGATGGGATTATGTTATATGTTTGAGGTGGTTCCATTATCCAAGTTTGTGGTCCACCAAGAGTACCTGTAGGAATATTTGTTGGAACAAAATCACCAATTTTAGTCCAGGTAACAGTTAATGGATTAATTGTTGCAGTTGTTACATCAGTAACATAAACTGAATAGTTAATTCCTGTTGCTGCAGGATATGGAGCACCAACACTTATTTGGTCTCTTCGTAAATCTACTTTGATATCTTCAATTCCTTCGTGAACAGCCTCTAAATCAACAATTAAACTCCAAGATGTTCTAAATGATGCGTCTAGTGATTTTGCTCTAATTCCAAATATATTATTATATCCAACAGAAGCCCATTGGCCACCATATGAAAACCACATATTTTGAGGAGTTCCATTAAGTGTTGTTGAACTTGTAATTGTCATTGGAGATTGTGTAGCAGTACCAGCATTACATATATCCATATTGTAGTCTTCATATTGAAAATCAGTTCTTGATTTTTTTGTTCCTCCAACTGGGAGTTCATATGGACCTTTTACTGCTTTAAAATTTACAAGTGTTGGCGTATCAAATGCATATGTTCCTGTGTGTAAATTTTGTACAAACTTTATATGTCTAACATTAAATGGAACAAGAGATTTAATTATTACTGGTTCAGTAGTGGTTCTAGTTACTACACCACCATTTGTTACTTGAAGCGTAACATTATATGTTCCACGACGAGGAAATGTTTTTACTGGGTCTTTTAATGTTGATGTTGTTCCATCTCCAAAAGTCCAAAGATAAGAATCTGCGGTTTCTACAGATGTAAATGATGCAGTATGATTTGTAATTGTATAATAAAAATAAGGAACATTTAAAGGCATTGGTCTTATTGCTGACATTGTTTGTGTAATACCAACATAACCATCTTGAAACTGATTATTTGGAACAGGTTTAAAAACTTCAAAAGAACCAATTTTAAACCAAGTTGCAGTATCTGGATTAGTAAGTGTTCCAGTTTCTTGCGTTGTCCAAATCTCTGTTTCAGCATATACAGGTGCGCCAGTTCCACTTGCTTGTTTGTTTCTAATTCCAGAAATAATATCATTTATATAATTTGTTGGAGTTTCTAAATCAATAGTCATTCTAAAATTTGCTGCTAATGAGTTATTTATTCTTTGAGCCTGGATTCCAGCACTAGATGGACTTGGAGTAGTAAAAGGAGCAGTGGTTACAGTAGTAGTTAATTTAGTACTTGGAAGTGTAAAACTTTCTCCAGTCCATGTTACTAATACTGAATTTGTTAAAGTTGAATTAATCACAGGTTTTAAATATGCCAAATTTGCTTTTGTTTTTGATGTTCTGGCTTTAAAGTTATAAAAGTTTGGATTAATTGCGCCATCTGTTCCATATTCTCCTGGAAGCAATCCGTACATACTTCCTTGTCTTAATTGCAAATATCTAACTGATAATGTTCCGCTTGCATTTATAGAAACTACTGTAATAGATTTAGTTACAGTTGAACTTTGTTCCCAAATATTTTTAGTAGTTAATGTTACAGAAAATGTAAGAGTATCTTCTTCTGGTGCTGGAAAAACATGGTAAGGGTTTTTTTCTGTTGAAGTTTGCCCATCTCCAAAATCCCAAAAGTATGCATCTGGTTCTTCAAAGCCAACATTTGTTGATGTATTTGTAAATTGAACCTCATTGCCAATAACAACATATGAATAATTTGCAGTCATTGCTGGTTGTGTAAGTGTTACTGTTTTTGTACGAGTATTATATATTTTTATGCCACCAGTTCCATAAGCAAACACAGTTAGGCTAACACTGTATGTTGTTGTGCTGGGTGACGGATCATACTGGTGTACTGGGTCTTTTTCATTTGATGTATTACCATCACCAAAATCCCAAAGGTAGGAATCTGGTTCTCCAATTTCATTATTGTGTGAATCATCAGTAAATGTTACTTGACCAAAATTATTTGTTAGATTTTGTGACCACAAAAAGTCTGCATCAACTGATGGAGTACCAACAGTTAATTTAACATTAGGAGCAATTACCCAACCATTTTTTAAAATAATATAAGGAATAACATACCAAAATCCTGGTCCATAACCACCAGTTGGAACTTCAGCAAGAATTCCATCATCGTCAAAATTCCAGGTTTGTGTTAATCCTGTTCTTGGTGTAAAGTCTTTATATCTTTCTCCACCTGCGGTATATACCCATTGCTCATTTACATCACTATTAGTTCCATTTAAACACCAAAACACCTGATCAATATCTTCAACAGGATAGTCTGTAATTGTTGCAGTAAAGTTAAAGTTAGAATCACCAGTTAAAGCATTCATTTGAATTGTAGGAACTTGACCCTGGTAATTAAATGCAAGTTCATTTTGTGATGGCTTAAATGTAAAACTCATTTCCCATTTGTCTGGAGTAATATTATGACGAATACCAGCAATGTCATAGAATCTATCAATTGTTTGATTTTGTGTAAGTTGATGCTTTATTCTTATAAACTGATTGAGTTGAGAAAAACTATATGTATAATCATTATCAATATCTTCTTTTCTGGCATTATTAAATGTAATCTGTTGTATTTCATCGCCACCAAAATTAACTGCTTGAAATATATCTGTTGCATATAATTCAATTGCATCATTATCTACAAAGGTTGTTGCAAAATTTGTATTTAAACTTGTTGCAACTTGTGTTACATCTTCATTATTTTTAAGTGGCGGATAAGTTATTGTATTTGATTGTATTGGAGAATTTGGGTCCATAAAGTCTTCTAAGTTTCTAGTTTCATTAGAAATGTCTAATGCTTTAGTTCTTCTGTTATAGCCATTATTAAGAAGGATTGATTCATAAGGTCTTCCATCTGCTGGGTCAGAACTAAAATTGTATGTTGTAAATTCTAATGCTGGGTCTGACATTGGAGCCCAAAATAATGAATTATATTTTGCATATGGATAAACATCAATTATTCCAGGAGTTTGTCTAAAATTAACTGAGCAATAATTTAAATTTGTTTGAGTATATTTATTTAATATTTCTAAAAGAGTTTCTCCAAGTTCTGGTAAATATCTTGCTGGAGCATAATTTAAATAGTTATCATATGGAAGTGCTGGGTCAATTCCACCTGGAGTTGCTGCAGTTTGAATAACATTAACTTGTATAGGAGTATTAAATTGCCAAGGGACTGAATTTACAAGATAGTTTAAACTTGGACCATTATAATCTGGGTGTCCTGGTGCCTGACCGCCAGCATAATCCTTACCTAATTGCTGAAGATTTTCAGACACAACTGTTCTTTGCAATAAACCAAAAACATCTGTGCCAGTTATTGTAATTATTGGGTCATCGTCTCTTTGGTACTGAACATCAATGTCTGTTATATATCCTAAGAAAAATACATTTGATTTGCCTGCTTCAACATTTCTGCTGTCTCTAAATTCAATTGCTGCACCTTCAACGACATTAACATTAACATTTGGGTCTAGGGTAGAACTGCGACTTACAATTGTAAATAAACCAGTATCTATTTGTTGATAAGGTCCTTCGTATACTTCTGTGCCATGAGAAATATCAACATTAAGAATGCCAGCAGTAATGTCCTGATAAGAATCATCAGGTAAAACTAAATGCGCTGAGAATACTTGATCAACGAGCACCGAAGGCCACCGCTTTCGTACTTACTTTGCCATATTGCTTAATTGCACTTGATACTTGCTTTCCAAGTTGTGCACCGTTAGTACCAAGTCCTGCATTGATTGTAATGCTAATTGGATTGCCACCAAATGGCATACTTGATTTAGAAACTGTGTTAGATGAAGATATCTTTGGCACTGTAGTCACTGCTTTTTGAACGGTACCAACATTAAATGTACTTGCTAATCCTTTAACTATATTACTTCCAATACCCGCAAATACTTTAGATGGTGAAGATATTCCCAAAGCCTTTTCAGCCCAATCAGGTACAAGGTTTTTAAAGAATCCTGTAACTTTATTCTTAAGCCATGATGCCATGTTTTGAATTCCATCCCAAAGACCTGAAACAATGTTTTTACCAAGTTCAAACATCTTTCTTGGTATAAATGTAAATACTTCAACAACATCTTCGGCAAATTCTGCAACTTTCTTTCCAAATCCTTTAAGTGCTTCCCATGCACCAGATGCAAACTCTTTAATTTTATCCCAAGCCTTGCCAACAACCTCAGTTATTTTGTCCCAGTTCTTAACAAGAACAATAATGATTGCAATAATTGCAGCAATGGCAATAATAACAAGAGCAAGTGGATTTGCATTAAGTGCTGCATTCCACAACCATTGTGCTAATGTTACTGCTTTAATTGCTGCATTTTTTGCCATTAATGCGCCTTCTGCTAATGCGGTTGATGTTTTTAAAGCACCTATCAAGAAAAGTATTGGACCTATGATTGCAATTAGTGCTCCAAATCCTACAATTACTGTTTGAATTGGTCCAGGTAGTGCTGTAAATAAATTAATGGCAATTGTCAATGCTTTAGAAACAAGCATAACTGCTGGCTCAAGTGCTTTACCAATTTTAAGTGCTGCTGTTTCTGCAGAACCTTTTAATTGTTCCATTGCTCCTGCTGTACCTGACATACGAGCAGTTGCAAGTTCTTGTGCAGTACCGTTTTTGTTTACTTCATCTCTTAATTTTTCAAATCCTGTTGTATTTAATTTTAATAATACATTTGCTGCTCTCATACCTTCAACACCAAACAAAGTTTTTAATGTTGCAATTTGTTGTGCTTCACCCATGCCATTTAATACTGGTGTTAAAGTTTCCATTACCTGTGTTAATGATTTTGTTGTTCCATCAGCATTTGTAAATGAAATACCCAATTCATCCATTAAGCCTGCGGCTTTACTTGATGGTGCTGATAAACCTAACAACATTCTGTTTAATGATGTACCAGCAGTTGTTGCATCAATACCTGCATTGTTTAATGCTGATAATGCTGTTACAGTATCAAGAAGAGGTACACCTGATGCTCTTGCAGTTGAGCCAACATATTTTAATCCACCTGCTAAATCTTGAACACCAGCAGTAGATGCAACAGCACCTGATGCTAAAATATCAACAATCTTTCCTGTTTGAGATGCTTCAAGACCAAAAGCATTCATGGAATTTGCCATGATTGTTGATGCTTCTACTAATCCAATTCCTTCAGTGGCTGCAAGGTTAAGTGTATTTGCTAATACTCCACCTTCAATTGCTGCAGGCTTTATACCTGCTTTAGAAAGTTCAAGCATTGCTTCTGCTGCTTCATTGGCAGAGAAAACAGTGTCTGCACCTAATTGAATTGCTAAATCGCTAAGTCTATCTAAATCTTTTCCTGCAATACCTGCGTTGACACCAATAGATGCCATTGTAACTTGAAAATCTGCTGCAGTTTTAACACCAGCAGTAGCGATACCAACAAGAGGAAGAGTTACTGCAGCAGTAAGTGTTTTACCAACACCTTTTATTTGTGCTCCAGATGCTCCTGTGCCAATTCCACCTATAGCAGCATTAGCCTGTCCAATTGCTGCTTGGAGTTTCGTAATGTCGCCATCAATATCAATGGTAATTTTTTGTGCCATTACTCCTCCTATTAAGTGCAGTTACAATTGCACTATACTCTTCCAGCGTCATATTCCAAAACTGCTCTGGTGTAAACCCTGTCTCTGCACAGAATTCACCCATTGTGGTTAGGCTGGACTCACTTCTTTTGGGACTGTGAGTTCAACTCCAGCAATGTCAGTCAATTGTTGGATTGACATTTGTTCTGCTTCTCCTATTGTAAGCCCTGGGTTATTCCGCTTTGCCAACATATATTGCATTGCAAATGCCAATTTTGCTTTGGACTTTGTATTAGTCCATTCATCCATAGGTGTATCTAAATATTCTTCAACCTCTGCAAGTTCTTTCCACTTGAGGGTATTCATTAAATCAAAGTTTTCCATTTTACTGCCTCCAATTAGTCTAAGTTGTATTTAATTATAGTTTTTTCAATTCCGTCCTCATATTTTTTGATTAAGGAACTGAGATTGTCATAAACTGCTGGTCTTAAATATGGTTGTTCTGGTTTACCTTTTGCAGGCCAGCCATATTCAATTACACCAGCATATGGTACTGCCTCATTGCCTGCATAAACTTGTACTCCTTTTGCTGTCTTTGTATGACCCAAAGAAGCAGCCAAAGCACCAGTTCTTTTTGGAACTATAGCAGAAGCATTTTTAACAATTTCAGATCCGATATCGCTGCTAAAAATATTTGCATTTTCAACATCTTCGGCAAACTTTAAAAGTTTTACAGTTAAAAGATCAAGTCCTTTTACTGTAACTTGAAATGCTTCTGCCATAGTAACCTAATTAGAACGACTCTACTCTTTCTGGCTTGCCATCAAGAATGAAGTTCAAATCATATACAAAGAATTCTCCTGCAGTTCCACCAAGATCTGGAACAGTCTCTGCATGACCACTGGCTGTGAACCATGGTTGTGAAGCAGATGGTGTTGCATTTCCGTGTGGTGCAAAAGAAATATTTACAGTCACGCCTGGGTTATCCCAAAGGAATGAGTGTAGTGATGCTGCTGCTGTATCCTGGAATCCAGTTACAGCGCAAGTAAAATCAAGTGAGTCTTCGTAATTTCCAAATCCAAGGGTATTGACTGCAGAGGAGAAAACAACATTGCTTACTCCACCTGCGTATTCTGTACCATTGATTTCAAAAACTACTGACTTTCCTTTAATTCTTGCCATGTTAGTTTCCTCCTTCAATATCTATTGAAACATTTATATTTGTTGCTAAAAACCTAGCACCATTTACCTCTTGGATAAACGGTTTATCTACGGTTAGTTTATTTGCTGATGTATATTCCCAAATTGCAGGAATAAGAGTATCAAGTGTGTCATCAAGATTTTCTGTCTCTGTTTCATTAGTCGCATATGGAACAAGTATTAATACTTTCCAATTAGTTGCATAATCTGCATCGTATTGGT